AACCTATAGCTATAACTTCAAATCAATTTGAAAAGTTTTTAAACTCTAAAAGAGAAAATGTAATATATGGACAGGAACATTTAAATAATGTTGTAAATAAAGATAGTTTTTATAGATTAAATAAAGAAACTATATTTGAAAATGAAGAAGAAGATAAAATTGATAACTTTAAAGCAAAAATAAAAAACAGAGGAAGTGTTTTATTATCAGCGCAAGAAACCAGTTCTCAAAACAATAGTTCTGATCCAGATCAAGGTCAAGAAAACGGGGATACAAGCGCGCCTGCATCTGATAATCCGAAATATAATATAAATCAATTAATCCCTCCCTTACCACAGTATCCGATACGATCAAATTTTGGACTCGATGAAGAGTTTGAAACAGCTCAAAGTGGATGGTTTGAAGAGGTGAAAGAAAACGTTAGACTTGATATAATAGAATGGGCAAATTATGTTACAAGTAATTCTGATGATGATGGCGATATATCTAAAAGGGTTTTTTCTTTACCGAGAGACACTTATAATCAAAGACAAAGAGGTAACTCCAGAGGAAGAGAAAGACTAAATAACAATGATTATATTGAATTATTATTAAGTTGGAATCCAGACGGTAAAGGAAGAATAATAAGTAGTGAAGAAAAAGAATATTTTAGACAAATAATAGATTCATATGATGTTAACACAAGAAGTGTAGCTCTTTTTGGAAATAAGGAGTTTCAAAATATAGGTGCTGGGCGCGCCGGTGATGATAGGGGGTCAGAAAACATTAAATATGAAATAGGTGATGTTAAAAGACAAGATGCTTTGAATTTTACCCAATCAACATTTTATGATATAGATTTAAGTAATACTGCAAATTTAACAAGACAAGGTGTTGGTGAATTAAATATAGATGTTAGTGATGCTGTTGAAGAAGTAAAAGTTATAGAAGAAGATAAAACTCCTGTAGGTTATTATTTAGGTGCGGTTTTAGAAGCAATAGCAAGTACGGTAAATGAAACACCTGATGCAGGAACAGAATTAAGGTTTTTTTATGAAAAAGTGCCAGAAGAAATAAGAAACGATATTAGAAATCTTAATTTTAAAGTAAAAACATTAGATTTACAAGGAAAACAAATAAGTGTTAATTTATTTAATGATGTAAAAACTACTTTTGATTTACCTATTGATTATAAGACAGTTGATAATTTTTTAATGAACAAAAATGTTTCTAACACATCAGTAATTAATTTACTTAAAGATGTATTAGCTTCTGCAAATTCTGGTATTATGAAATCAGCACCCAGAATACAATTAGCGTACAGATTAAGACCTAATAAAGATGGGGCTTATGAGGTTTATATAGCATCAAAAGATTATGGTGGTGTGGTTAAACAAATTTCATCAAGCTATTCTTCTGGCGACTATATAACTGAAGGTTTGGATAATAACCAGAATAAAACCATATCTTTGAATTTTGGAGAAAAAAATTCATTAGTTGAATCTTTTAATGTAGCATCTAAAATAGATCCACTAACTTATGCAGCTTTTAGAATGCCAACTAGTTTTGGATTAAGACAAATTTCATTGAGAGATATAATAAATAACAATAATGGTGATGTTGATTTTTTAGAAATGATTTTATCAAGTGCTAGATCAGGTAAGGGAGATTTATTTGATTCTATAGTTAGTGAAGGTGGAGATATTAATGAAAGAATATCAAAGATAGAAGAGTTTTTTGCAAATGATAGTTCTGAGTATACAGATCAAATCAACAACGATATTACTACATTACTATTAAGCAGTCCAGAAATTTTTACTGGATTTTTAAGTGCAGCTATTAATAATCCAAACCAAACTACTTTTGTGTCAGATTTGTTACTCAATTTTCTTTTCAATATTGATGCTACTATTCACGGTATAACTGGAATATATTTGTTAGATCCAATTATTGTTAATAATTTTCTATCACAAACTGGTGGTGTTTATATGGTTAATTCTATTAGGGAAACAATAAGTCCGGGTTCTTTTTCTACTGTTTTGAATTTAAAACTACATAGTCCTTTTCAAAACAATCCATCATCAGTAAACAATACTTTAAGAAATATATCTACAACAACAAATGATGATGAGGCGTCAGCAGCTGAAGGTGAAACTATTTCCGATACTAATAGTTTAGGACAACCATTACCAAACCCAATAGATCTTGTTTTTGCTAGATATACTAATACAAAACCTCCTCAAAAAATGTTTATTGAGAAAGGTGTAGGTAATCCATTTGCTGGTCCTTTTTATGATTCGGAGGGCAATGAAATTTTCGGAATTTTTTAAAAGATTAATATTATAATATATTTTATTAAACATTTAGGTATAAAAATAAGGAGTGTTTATGAAATATTGGGGTAAAGAAGAAGAGGAAGCTATTATAAATTTTAATATGACGGACGATATAGAAGATAAGCACGTTATATATTATAAAATAATTCAACCAGCTTTTAAACAATTAGTAGAAAATATATATTACACATTTAATTTTAATAGAACCTTATATGATTTTAACGCTATACAACATGAAGCTATAACACATTTATATGAGAAATTAGCTAAGTATGATGTTACTAGAAATAAAAAATCATATTCTTATTTTGGAACAATAGTCAAGAATTGGTTAATACAACAATCAAATTCTTATAAGAAAAGGGTATTTATAGATGAAGACAATAATGATTTAATTGTCTCAGATTTAAGTCTTGGATTTTACGAAGATAAAGTTGTAGAAGAAAATAATTGTTTTTTTATAGATTTATTAAAAGATGAATTTATTGATCAAGTACATTGTAATTCTAACTTAAATAATGATGATAAAAAAGTTTTAGGTATTATAATAGAACTATTAAATAGTTATGATAAGGTGTATGTTGGTAATAAAAAACAATTATACGTATACATAAGAGAAGCTACTGATTTACCAAGCAGAAAAATAACAAAATCTATAAATAAGATAAAAGATATATATGGCTTTATTAAAAAGGATTTTGTGGATATATAATGGAAAGTATTGAAGAATTAAGTAATGATGAAATAATAAGTAATTATATATCAATGCTTGAGTCATATGATAAGTGTTTAATTGTTTTCCAAGATTATGTAAAAATGATGGCGGAAAAAGAAAAGAAAATAGAATTAACAAAAAAAGAGTTAATAAGAAGAAACATTAATATAGAAGATAAATAATGTCTGAAGCTATAGGTGATATATTTAACACAGGTAAAATAGTACAAAGAAGTTTGTTTGAACAATCTTCTGGTGTTAATAGTGCTAATTATGAACTAATAAAAAGAGCTATAGTTATAGATGTTAATAGAGATATAAGTGATGATTCTTTATATAGTTTAAGAAAGCCTCCTTATAGTATAAAAGCAGCTATTATAGGGGAAGACTCACAATCGTTTGGTGAAGATCCTACAATAGCTTTATATAGTTGGTATAAACCTCTAATGAGTATACATAATATAAGCATACCAGAGGTTGGAGAAGAAATATTAGTTATTAGAGAAAATACTTCTGTTAATTCAAGTGGATATTGGATTGGCAGAATAAATGATAGTAGTAAGGTTAGTAAGTATTTAGCAAGAGATTATGCTAGAGATACTAACAGTAATTTACGTTATGGGTTTGATTTTTCTGTTGATCAACTCAATAGAACAAAAAACTCTTTACAACCTAATAATGCACTTAACACATATGTTATTCCAGCTTTTTTGGGTGACGTAATACAACAGGGTAGAAGTGGAACTTTTATAAGACACTCTTTCGACCCTAATAGTAATCGTAGGTTGGGTGTTTTAGAACTTGGTTTATTAGAAAGCAGAAAGTATAAAAATAGTGATAATATAGCTACTATTGGCAAAACAAGAACTAAAACTCTTCATATGAGAGGTGAATTAAAAGACATAGGGACTATTAGAAAGAAAACAAATGTTGAAATTAGAACAGAAGGTCCGTTTTCCGATGGAAGTTTTCAAAATGTTCCTGTAAATATAGACTCTACACCTAAGAATTTCATAGCTAATATAGCTGAAGAAATTTATAATATAACCAACTCAGAAGATTCTCAGAGAGAACTATATAGAGAGGTATTAGGTGAAAAGTTAGAAGAATATCAAACAGAACTTAATGAAAAAATAAGTGAACTTATAGATTCTATTGATGAATTTGTTAACACAACAAGTGAATTTTTAGAAGAATTCTTAGATCATAAGCACGTTCTACCAGAAATTAATATACAGTTACCAGATAAAGAAATTTCATTTACAGAAAGTTTTAGACAACCATCAAGATTAGTTCCTGCAGGAGAAAGAACTATTAATATTAATGGTGTTCCAATAACTGAAACTATTGATACACCAGTAGGTCCAAAGAAGGTTACTAAATTTGTTGGTGGTCAGACTATAAAAGTAAGAAACCCTCCAAGATTAATAAATGGTAGAATAAAAACAGTAACAAAAAAGAAAACAATAAAGTTTGACGAAATAACCATTGGTGGTGAGGGGAATAAAAGAGTAACAACATCTCCTACAACAACACAAAGAACTCAATTTATTTCTGATAATATAACTGATTTATTTAAAAAATTTAGAAAGAGTGGCGATGATATTTTAACATTAACCACAAAAACAAGAGAGTTCTTAAGTAAGACACAATTTATAAATTAGAGAATATAAATGCCCAAAACAATAAATTTAAAATTTCCACTAAGATCTTATAGAAAAGGTTTTTTTGAAGGTAATGAAACAACTATAGACGCTACTAGAGAAAATATAAAAATATTATTATTAACTAAAAAAGGTGAGAGATTATCCAATCCAGATATAGGATTAGATAAAGGTTTAATCTCTTTAGCTTTTGAACAAATAGATTTGGGTGGTTTTCAGAAATTTGTTGAAAAACAGGTTAGAGATGCAGTAAAAAGATGGATACCTAATGTAAAACTTCAAAATGTAGAAGTTTTCAATAGAGAGAATTTACCACCTGCTGTAGGGACATTGAGGGATAATGAAATTCTAATACGAATGAACTATTTATTAATAGTAGACAATAGAGCAGTTCAAGAGGATGCTATACAGTTAAAAATACAAGAAAACACACGTAATTATTATACTGCTGATGAGTAAGAGAAAATAAATGACACAAACTACTTCAGAAAGAAATAAACAAATAAGAGAGATTAATTATCTTGCAAGAGATTTTGACTCTTATAAGAAAGAGTTAATAGAATACACTAAGAAATATTTTCCAGATGATTTTCAAGATTTTAATGAAGCTTCTGGTGGTATGGCTTTGATAGAAATGATTGCTTATTTGGGTGACAACCTATCATTTTTAATTGATAGATCAGTTAATGAGTGTTTTATAGATAGAGCGATCGAACCTAAAAACATATTTTCATTAGCTAAAAACTTGGGTTATAAACCAAAATTTACAATTCCAGCTAGTGTTGATCTTACTTTATCAGCTACTTTTAATAACTCTACTTCATCACAATCTGTGTTTTCTATATTAAAAGGATCAAGAATAACAACAAACACTGTCCCAAGCCAAGATTTTGAATTGTTAGAGAATGTTGACTTTTCTTCTAATATTAATAGAAGTTCAAGTGTACCAGAGAGTGGTTTTACTACTTATGCTGTTAGTGGAGTAAAAGCTGCTGCTGGAATAACAAAAACATTTAAGTATAGTGTTGATAATCCAAGAGAATTCTTAACCTTAGAACTTCCAGATACAAATATAACTGAGGTTGTATCTGTATCATCATCTGATGGTTTTGAGTGGTATGAAGTTAACAATTTGGCTGAAAATACTATTTTTTATGGTGATGAAAATACTGATAATACAACTAACGATGATGTGCCCTATGTTTTAAGACTCAAAAGAGTTCCAAGAAGATTTATTGTTGAAAAGAAAAGTGGCAATAGAACTTGTGTTGTTTTTGGCTCTGGTGACTCTAGCTTAGAAGATTCTGAAATAATACCTAACCCCGATGATTTTGTTTTACCTCCTTCTTTAAGAGGTTCCCCATCTGGCTTTACACCTGCTTTAGTAGATTCCTCTAATTTTTTGAATACTAAAACACTTGGAGTTGCTCCTAAAAACACAGTTCTTACTGTAAACTATAGAGTGGGTGGTGGTATTGATTCAAACGTTGGTAGAAATACTTTAACAAATTTATCTAATAGAATTATAAGTTTTAAAAACCCAACCATATTAAACACAAATAATAAATTAGCACAAACAGTTTTACAAACAATTTCTGTAAATAATTTAGAACAAGCTACAGGTGGTAAAGAACCAGAAAGTATTACATCAATAAAACAAAATGCGTTGTCTTTCTTTAATGCTCAAAATAGAGCTGTTACGATACAAGACTATCAAGTGAGAGTCTTATCAATGCCTTCTTCTTTTGGTAGTGTGTATAGATCTTTTGCAAGAAAAGATCCAAATAATATATCTGGCGTTGAAATAATTATTGCAGCTATTGATTCAAATGGTTTTATAACAGAAGCTAATGGTGTGTTAAAAAATAATGTGGAAAAATACATTAAAAAATTTAAATCTTTTTCAGATAATGTTAGAATAAGTGATCCTAGAATTGTTAATATAGGCGTTAACTTTGGTGTTGTTCCCGCTGCTAACATAACACCCAATCAAGCTTTACTTGATTCTTTATTATTGATGAAAGATTTATTAAGAACAAACACAACTAATTTTAATGATAACTTAGTTATAGCTGATTTTGTTTCAAGGATTCAATCATTATCAACTGTTAGATCTGTAATTGATTTTGCTTTTACTAATATAAACTCTTCTACTGATTCTAATTATTCTGATTTTGTTTTTAACATTAAGGCTAATACAAGAAATGGTATACTAAGTTTTCCACCCGATGTTATATGGCAGGTTAAGTTTCCAGATAAAGATATAGTAGGTAAGATAGCTTAATGAGTAGAAGAAAAAGATTACCAATAAACCAAAAGTTTTCCAAAGCATGTAAAAGATGTGAAATATGTGGTGAGTCAAAAGCTGTGGATAATCACCATATAATACATAAATCAGAAGGTGGTTCTGATTATGGGTTAAATAGAGTGTGGTTATGTCCAAATCATCATAGAATGGTTCATAACGGATATTTATTAATAAAAGGTTGGGATGATTACGGATATAGTTTAAAACTTAATTATGAATTTAGAGAAGAAATATGTCAAAAATAAGATCATATGCTGATCAAGATACTTGGATTACAGAATCCTCTACTGCAGCTAATTTTGGACTTTCTCCTATAATAGAGATATGGAATAAATTTGATTATAATTCAAATAAAAAAGAATTAGCAAGAGCGTTAGTTCGTTTCTCACTTACTGATGTTGAAGAGGGTATAAAAAACACTAAAATATATCCAGATCCAAGAACAGATGGAACAGTTAGTGCTTATATTTATATGTTTAATGCTCCACATGGTGATACACAGGCATCAAATTTTGATATATGGGCTTTTCCATTAACTGCTAATTGGATTGAAGGTACAGGTTTAGATAATGATAGTTATTCACACACAGGATTTGCTAATGCATTTTATGCAGATAATGTTAATCTTTGGACAGATTTAAATGCAGGCACCGGTGGTGAAGCTTATTTAGGTAGTGATGATGGCAATTATGACTCTAACTCAGCTTCAATGTATTTCTCTACAGGGGAAGAGGATTTAAAACTAAATGTAACAGATTGGTTTAAAGAATATTTAGATGGTTCAAGTGGTAATTATGGATTTTTACTTAGAATGTCTGATTTTCAAGAAGCTCAAACAGACGCTGAAGCTACGGCTGCCGGTGCTCCTACTTCAGTTACGGGTGTTAGTTTTTTTACTAAGAAGTTTTATGGTAGAGAGACTAATAGTAGAAGAAGACCTTATCTTCAGTTAGAATGGCCAGGAGCTATAAAAGACGATAGAAAGAGTGTTAATTATTCTAGTTCAGCTAATTTATTTTTCTATAATTATAATGATGGAGTATTAGAGGATTTAGATGGAACAGGTAAGTTTCCCGGATATGTTACACTAAGTGCTGATGGGGTTGCTATAGAACCAAGTTCATTAACTGCTGCTAGATTATCTAAAGGTATTTATTTCCTTGATATAGGAACAGCTAAGAATCATTTAGATGAAACGCTAACTGGCGTGAATATCGCAACAAGTGCAACTGATGTGTTTACTGACAGTTGGGCTGTTACAGCAGCTGGGTTTGAGATAACTAACACATTTAATTTTAACGCTAAATCTTCTGTAGGTAACAACTCTTACCTTAATACATCAAACTATCAAGTTAATTTAATGAACGCTAAGTATGAATATGACTTAGGAAGTATTGTTAATATTAGAGTTTTTATTAGAGATAAGGGAACTATTCTTACAACATTAACTGGTTCTAGCACAGCTATTGATAGTTTTATAGCTAAAAACTCAACATTTGAAATAAGAGAAAAGTCTACTGATATGGTAGAAGTTCAAGAAACTGATTTATCATATGATGAAAGAGGAAATTTCTTTGAATTGAACACTAATAACTTATATCCAGATATTGAATATAAAATAGTTTTAAAATTAAATGTTAGAGGCGAAAAGATAGTTTATGACGAACCAGAAAAATGGAATTTTTTCGTAAAATAAAAGAGAACAAATAAATGGCAGAAGGTATCACAATAGAAAGTTTACTGCAGTCTTTATCTGCTGCAGGTAGCACATCTGCAGATCTGGCTGCTTTATCTTTAACAGCTAAGAGTGAACAAACAAGACCATTAGTTGATTATAGTGAATTATCACAACATATGTTTTTTGGTAATGGATCTAAAAGATATTCTGCTGCACTCAGTAGAATAAGAACAGAATACCCCATAGGTTTAGCAGGCGCTTCTGTAGGTTCTTTAGGTCCAGCTGATGTTTATGCTGTTGACAAGTATATAAAAGAATCTGATGGTTTTGATTTATGGTTGTTAGAAGAGTTAAGTAAAAATGATATAAGTGATACAAAGAAGTATTCTATTACCGCTGCAGCTACTAACCCTCAAGGTGAACAAGTATCATTAATACATATTGTAAGAGATTCAAGTAATAATATACAAAGTCCACAATCTACAATTGTTTCTTCTTTAACAGATAGAATTAATAGATATGAAGAATTAGGATTAGAGTATTTTGAAACTCAATCTGGAACTGCTAGTTTTATTGATACATCTGGAACGGCTGTTAGAGGTATTACTGATGTGTTTGGAATTAGTGGTGAAAGAGAGGTTGCTAGGTATCAACAACTTGATAATCTTTTACCCGAAGTATTGTTTCTTGGTGATGACGATGAAGTTTTAAGTAGAACTTTAGCTGCTTTTGCGGAACAACTTGATGAATTAAGATTGTTTATTGATTATATGCCTTACAATAGAACAATATCTTATGATGACTATAAAAGAGTTCCAAATCAATTTTTACCTGTTTTAGCTAGGGAATTTGGTATAGAATTGTTTGATTCCGCAAGTAATATTGATATATCCAGAAGTTTGGTTAATTCTGCCTCTGGTGGATATACATCAAAACAAATTACTTATGAAGTTTGGAAGAGGATATTAAATAATGTATCTCATATATTAAAAACAAAAGGTACAAGAGAAGCTGTTGAATCTATAAGTAGACTTTATGGTGTAGATAGAAAATTCATAAAAGCTAACGAATATTCTCTTTTTAGTGGCCCTGTGTTGGTTAGGAATGAGGAAGAGGTTGATGTTCCTTGTTTATACTCAGATGGAACAGTTTATGTTGCTACAACAGTTAATTCTACAACTGGTAGTTCATTATCTTTTGATTTTGCAGCATCTCAAGATTTTACTATCGAATCAAGAGTTTCGTTAACATCTGGAACTGAAAATACAATTATAGAACACCCATTATATTCATTAAAAATTAATAATGAAGGTCAAGCTACTTTTAGTTCTGTAACAACTCCAACTGTTACAACAACAACACCTAAATCGTCAATATCTTCTTATATGGCACAACAAAACAGTTTTGTTAATGTTTCTGCTTCAAGAAGTGGTGATACATTAAGTGTTTATGTTATGGCTTTGTCGGGTTCTCCAACAGGTGGTAATGATATTGTTGTTGTTTCTGAAAATAGTTACAATGATCCTACAGTTGGAGCTGAGAGTTATGATTCGACAGGTGGTACTGTTGGAGGATCTACTTTCTTTCCATCTCCATCTAATTTTAATGGTTATATAAGTGAGGTTAGAACTTGGGATGCTGCATTATTAGATGATGATTTAAAAGAACATACGAAAAACTTTGAGTCTGTATCTATAGAAAACTCTAAAAATGCATCTACACCTGTAACTTATGGTAATTTACAATCTCATTATAAATTAAAAGAAAACATAATACTTAAAGGACAATATAATTTTATAGTTAACTCTGCAACTGCTGGTACAACAGCCACACCAGTTGGTTTTAGTTTAACAAATAAAAATTACAAAGTATTTTCAGATGTTAAAAAGATAATAAATTACTATCCTGCAGGATTAGGTGTTGATAATGATAGAATAAGACAAGATGATGTAAGTAGCTATCAAAAAGACATAGGGTATATAAGTTTATCATTAAATCCAATAGGTGTTATAAGTGATGAAATAAGAAATTATATAAGTGATATTAACTTATATGACTTAATGGGTAATACAGAAGATCATACAGCAAAAAAATATACAAGTGATTTTGTTATTAAGTGGCATGAAATAAGTTCAATGTGGGGGCTATCTACATCTTATGTAAGTGATGATTCATCTACAGGAACATCTGGTAACACATATGGTATTTCTGATACTAACACCTTCATAAAAGCTTTGGGTAATTTTAATGATACTTTTGGAGGGTTATTTAGTTTTGTAAAACAATTCATACCAGCTAGAACAAATATATTATCAGAAGGTATATTTATTGAACCTCATATACTAGAACGCAGTAAAATGAGAAGAGTTTTTGGTTATAGGTTTAATAAATTAGATGTTTTTACAGAAGATAGTTTAACTGCAGATGGTAATGTTTTTTCTTTGGATGAAGGTTCATCTGCATATAACGCTATTCCTAATATAGTAGAACAAAATAACTTTGAATTAAAAATAAGTAATAAATATACACCGGGTGATTTAGCTATTAATGATTCAACATCTGGTAATTATGTTGATTTAACAGCTAGCGCAGCAACAACAGCTACATTTCAAGGTTATCAATATAGAGAGAATGCTGTGCAAGATTCTCTACAAAGTGAAATAAACGAAGAATCACTTTTACCTAATGTTACAAAAAATAGCAGTGTTAATTTTCCAACTTTTTCACCTACTAGATTTGGTAGATTTTTTCCTGTTAAAACTTCTCCAGCAAGTCCAGAACAAAGTGAAGTTGATATAACATTAGACCAACTTATAATATCACCAATTGAAAGCGCGACTTCTTCAAAGGGTTTTATAAGTGGAAGAATAAAATTAATTGTTAATGGTAAGGCTTTCAAAACTGATTCTAATTCTTTAAAGTTTGAATTTCCTGCATCCGCGGATGGAACTAATTTATTTATTGCAGAAGTTGGAGATATAGATGCTGGTGAAGGTAGAATAATAAAAGAAAAGGATATAGGAATTTCAATACCTTTAGCTAAAGATGAAATACAATTTAAACTAACACTTGCAGACGTTGTTACTTCTTTAAGTGCTGTTGATATTCCAAATGGTATTACACAAAATATAGTAGATGATAGTATATCTGGAAGTATTGGTATTGTTCCTATCAAGGTAACAAACTTATTTAACGATTTAACATATGTTTTTAGAGTTGGTATAAATTCAGATGTTAATAGAGATACTGATTTTATCAGACAAATAACACAACAAGGTGTAGAAAAAGTTAGAACATAAAAGGAGTGAAAAATGAATTTTTACGATTATTATAAACATAATGGAAATTATCAACATATCTCATATGAAAAAATAGATGAGTTGATAGCTCTTTTAAAAGAAAGAAAAGGCGATTTATCTACTTCTAATATTTTAGAAGTTGGAGCTGCAACTGGTATTTTGAGTATGGAACTTAGCAAAGTTGTTTCTAGGGTTTATGCTATGGAACACTCAATAGATAAATACACACAAAGTGTTAGAGAACATAAGAGATTAAACGCTATAAAAAACATAACAGTAACAGAAGATGATAATTTAGAAGAGTTTATAACAAGAAGAAATGGTACGGGTCAATCTCTAAGAAGTATAAATATTCTTTACTTTGATCATAGTGAAAAAGTTAATATTAACCATATTGTTAACGCGATATCACAACCAGGTAATAGATTTATGAGTCTTGAATTAATAATTAGAAGAACAGAAGATGATAATTTTGAGGTTGTGCATGATATAAAAACAGCTCGTGTTCAACCTAATATAACAGAAGTAGTTCCATCTGAAAATCCTGCATCTCCTGTAGAGGAAGTTAAGGAAGAAGTTGTAGAGGAAGTTAAGGAAGAAGTTGTAGAGGAAGTTAAGGAAGAAGTGATCAAAAAGCCTCGTGCAAAAAGAAATAGTAGAAAAACAACTTCTTCTTGATATTTACTATATGAATAAAAATTATTAAGTTTATATATAAAAAACATTAAACAGGAGTGATAAATTGGCATTTCTTGATTCTTCAACAGCGGTCATCGACGCAATTCTTACTCAAAAGGGTAGAGAATTACTTGCAAAAAATGATGGTAGTTTTCAAATTACAAAATTTGCATTTGGTGATGACGAAATAAACTACCAACTTTTTGACGTTACTAATACAATTAATCCAGAACAAGATATTATCAACTTACCTGTATTAGAACCAATTTCTAATGATGAAGTGGCATTACTAAGTAGATTAGTTACTCTACCAGAGGGTACTTTAAAAATATCAACGTTAACATTAGAACCAACAATAGCAACAACTGACTTTGGTAATGATGTTTTCGTGCAGGTTAGTACTGATAATGGTGTTGATTCACAGGGATATAGTGCTACGGTTAGAGATACAACAATAGCTGTTTTGGAAAATATAACAGCTATTCCTGATGAAAATGGTATAGGTACTTTTACCTTAAGAACTGGTTCTAACGCTGGTGGTGCTAGTGGAACAACTATTGTTGATATTATTGGTATTAATACAGGCGCACGAAAAGAGTTTACTTTAACAGTAAGTTCTACAGCAACCACATAAAGGAAAAAATATGTCACTTAATTCTTTTAATTTAGATCAAGATATTTCAAATAGTGAGGTAGAGTATAGAACAAATTATGTTATAGACTCACCTACAGGAGCTACAGCAAGAAATATTTTTTCTTTTGTGTCCGAAGCTAGTTCTACTAGTTTTCTTGTTAACTCTCAAGGAACAATAACAACTACACCATTAAGTTCGGCATTTAGGCATATTTCTCATTATTACTTTTCTTCTTCAGCGGATAGTTCTATACCTATAGCTCAAGATAATAGTAATACTACAAACATATTTAGAGCCATACAAATTGGAAGAACTACAACAGATGATACTATTTTAAGTGGTAGTGTTACAGCTGTTATGTCTTTTGATGTTGTAAGTGAATTAACTTTTATTGATATACCAGAAGATATTATCAATAAGAGCATCGGAAGACGAGGTGATTTAGTAGAAAAGAATGATGAAACAAATATTGTAGGTACAATATTTTATGATACAGGTACTTTAATATTTCATGGAGGAGACACAGGAACTAACTTCTTAACTGACTCTGTTTCTGGTTTTACTTTTGGAACCGGAGCTACTGCTGAAAAAATAGCTATTAATAGTTTGAGTTTTAAAACAATTAATAAAATTAAGAGAACTTCTTTCTTCTGTAGAGCTTTAAATAAAGAGTTTAATTATACTAATAATATAACTTCTCTTAAGGATCAAACTTTAGGAAGTATTACTGGTTCATTGACTTCAAACCCAACAACATTTATAACTTCAGTTGGTTTATATAATGATGATAATGAACTATTAGCTATCGCAAAAGTTTCTCCACCAGTAAAGAAAACATTTGAAAATGAAAAAACATTTTCTGTAAGACTACAATACTAAGACCATGGCATTTAAAGCTTTTGATGAAGGTAACATACAACCATACAGTGTAGATGGTCAAGTAAATTTAACATTATCAGAAGATAGTGCTATTTCAAATAGTGTATCATTCTTAACTGGCATAAGAACGCTTGGCAAGATTGGAACATTAGTAGGCGATGAACAATCTGATTTCGGTTTATTAGATAAAAAAGAAATAAAATATAAGTTTGATTTTACATCAATACCTCTTTTAGGTCAATCTCTTTCTGCAGATATAATTACTGGTGTTTATAGTAGTAGTGCTGATCAAGTTTATACAACATCTGAAGGTACAATCAACACTCAACAGCAACAAAGAATATTTGATCACATTCAAGGTTATTTGTATAGAGAAGATAACGATTACAACCCATCTATCACAGCTTTAAGAAGTTCATCAACCAGTGTTGATATATCAACATTAAGACTAATATCTTTGAGAAAAGATATAAGTTATGATGGTGTTAAACCAACTAGTATGAAAATAGAAATAAATAGAGGTATAAGAGGAGCTGTAACTGGATATACTAATGGTGTAAGTGGGTTAGCTGATTTTACTGATACTAATGTGAGTGGTTTTACCGCTGCACTTGATTTAAAAAACGCAACACAACAAAGTAGAAAAAGTTTTTTTGGCATACCTATGAATAGGAGTACCTATCATGCTGGTGATAGTTTAGATAATATTGTTGATGGTATAACTGTGGAGGCTATTATAAGGCCTTATAAAGAATCTTCTACAATATTATTTAGAAGATTAGCCAATACTAATGAATCTAAAACAAGAGATAAATTCTTAAAATTAGAATTAACAAAATCTCCAGATGGTCAGAAAAATGCATTTCGTTTTTATATAAGAAATACTATGACTTATCCAGACAATACAAATACATATTCAAGTAGAACTGAGTCTAATTTTAACGAAGATTTTGCAAATGAACATATACAAGCTTCTGGACTTTTTATACCGGAAGATGTTGGTATTAATTTATTTGATGGGAAGTTTCATCATATAGTAGTTACATGGTCTATTTATGAATTGGGTAACGGCACTAATATAGGAACTGCGGAGAATGGTTCTGGTCTTGTTATGGGTTATATTGATGGATATAAATTATTAAATAAAGAACAAGTAATACCAAGATTACAAGGATCTGATAGTTCAAATGGTCCGGTTGTTCAAGCAAATATGTTAGAACAAAGAATACCTATTAGAAAACAAAGATTAAGAAGCACAGATGTTTTGGATGGACCTAGTGGAAATAATATATATATAGGTGCATCTAATTTTAATAGAATTGATAATGATAGAAATGGTGATATTGGCGAATTAGTTGATGAAAACGATTTTTATTTAGAAGGATTATATGATGGGCAAATACAACATTTAAGAATTTGGAATCATAGACTTAGAGATTCAACATCTAATTATAAAGAAAATATAAATAATCTAATTCCTTCACCAGATGGTACTACTATATTAAGTAGTAATCCTTTAGGTGAAACATTTAATAATTTTTATAGTTCATCATTAACCTCAACTAGTGGTGCTAATATTGTGGCTTGGTGGAATTTTAATAATTTAAACTCTATTACTGCTGCGGATATAGCCGGTGGACTCACTGGTGATACTGCTTCTATGACTAATGATCCAACTGGTAATTTATCTTCTAGCACTGGATATGTTGTTGGTAATGGGTTAATTAATCTTTACGATTTTAAAGATTTAACATTGGGTAGTAGTGGTAATGTTTTCACTGATTTATCTGCTAGTTCTATAGATAGAACATTCTTATATTCTGATCAACCCCAGTTAAAGAAACCATTAGCTAATGATTTAAACCAAGCCAGAATTTTTAGATTAGGTGTTCAAGGTGATATTAAAAGAATAGGGATTTTATTTTATGATACCTCTGAAATTGTTTTTGATGCTGATGATCCAAACACTTTAATTAATTTTACTTGGCCAACTAGTGGTAATCAATTTGGATTTAATGTTACAGATCCAGAAAACACATCTTTTAATATAGAAAGAATAAGGTGGAATGCTGTTAGCAACAAAGGAAGGCTTTTGTTAAACGCAGTTGCAGAAGGTAATGAATTTAATATAACTAACAACCAAACAGGAAAAAACCCAGAGACTCAAGAAAATATATTTGATTCTCCGACATCATTTATAACCACTGTTGGTATGTATAATTATAATGGTGATTTACTAGCTATTGGTAAATTATCAAGGCCAATTAAAAAAGATAATAGTATAAGATTAGAAACACAAATTAAACTTGATTTTTAGGAAATAAAATGAGTAATCCTACAGTACCTATTAAAGTAGATAAAAGTGTAGAAGGCGGCTATGTTTCTATTGATTTAGCTGATCAAATAATAACTAATTTTGAAACTTCAAAATTAAAAATTATTGATAATATAATTTGCCCAGAAATTAAAGGTATAAACGATCACAATATAGTTAGTTCGCCTAATGATTCAGTATGTGCAATGACTGCTTCTTATAATGGAAGTAACTCTGCATATTGGAATGTTGTTAGAAGAATAATGGTTAATAGAGGTTATGATAAATCTTTGACTGCAACAACAGGTAATGCATTAGGAATATTCGCTCTTAAAAAAAATACTTTTGATATTGGTGTTTTAAGCGGTAGTTTAACAGCTACAGCTACTGGATTAAACTTTAGTGGTAATAGTATCGCTGATGAATATTATTCTGATGAATATGGTAATTTGGTTAGGAGTAGTAATGGTGATAAGTTAGGAACTGTTTTTTTAGATGAAGGACTTTTAGTTGTAACATCTTCTGATTATAGAGAAATTGCAACATCAATAACATCTGTATCTTTTAAAACAAGAATGCAGCATACAAATTTTAATGTTTTTTGTAAGTGTCAACCAAATGAATTGAATTTTAGTTTAAATCATACCGCTGCATCTACAGCTAGTCTTTCATCATCAAGTTTAGCTCAAGGTTTTGATAATTTATACACAAAATCATCATTAACCTCAGAAACAAATTCATTTACTATATGGGAAGATTTGACATTATCTGGATATGATTTTTCTCCATTTATAACTTCAGTTGGTTTATATAATGATGATAATGAACTACTTGCAATAGCTAAATTAACTAAACCACTTAAAAAACCAACAGATTTACCAATAACACTTAGAGTTTCAATAGATATATAGGATAAGATATGGCATTTAGATTTATAGAACCAGAGGCTGATGGAACATTTCAATATGTTTTATCTAGAGCGATAGAAGACCCAGATACTATTGATTTAACTGATACTCCAACTAATGGCGTTACAGGCTTGTGGAATGGTAATTTGACAGGTTCAAAACAATCTATAGAGTTTGAGGGTGTGGGTGAAAGAATGTTACTACCTACTTCTGAAGGACTTGGTACAGAGTTCCTATTAGACTCTGTGAGCAACGCAGCTGCTGCAGCTAGTGGTATAATGTTTGAAACATGGATGAAGATAGAAACACCATCTCCACTTGCAGGAGAGGTGTTAGAGTGGTTTGATGCAACTATACAAAGAAATGAATTTGTTACAACAGTTGGTTATGATGGTATATATTCAAACAGATTAGTTTATACAGACCCAGAAGGAGATAGTAGTTCCGCTTGGTATTTAGATTTCCAATTTGCTTATGATACAAATATAGCCTTAAGTCTAACATCATCAGGTCCAATATCTACAAATACTTGGAAACACATTGTGACTATGTATACATCTGGTGACCCTTTTAACACAGGACTTTTAAGTATATATGTTGACGGTGTTTTAGAAAGATCTGAAACTGTCGCAAATTTAGATTTATGGGGTAACCCTAGTTTAGCTCTTCCATCTACAGGTTCACCATTACCAGTAAGAGAAAGTTCTATTAATTTTAAAGGTAAGTTAGATGAAATGCGTTTGTGGTCAATAACAGCTAGTGATAACGCTATTAATGAATTGGCTTCATTAACTAGTATTGGATTATACACCGATCAAGCTGATCCTCTAAGTAGAATGTTTATTGAATGTTCTCCATCTGCAGACTACTGTGTGGGTTGGTGGAGATTTGAATCTATATCTGCTTTTCAAATATTTGCCTCAGTTCCCGATTCAGTTGTTGATAGCACAAATAATGAACATAACGCAACACCTATATTTTTTGAAGGTGCTACAGATTTCTCTGATGAACAACATGGTATATTTGGTGGAGCTAGTGCCTTTCCATTATTAAGAACAGGGACACCAGATAATGGTGGTTTATTAGTGTTGGATAACTTAAACACTACATTAACTTTTGAGGAAGGTGTTCAAAATCTTATTGTAGAGGCAGATAATGAATGGACTGCTTCAACAGGTAATGAAAGTGTAGCTGTTGATGATAAACAAATATGGACTGGTACATCTGGTGTTAGAGTTCGCACGTTTGCAGCTGATGAAGGAGCAATACACGATATAGATTATTGTAGTGAGTTTTTATTTGATAATAATGATTATGTTTGTCAATTAAGATTGTTAAACACATCGGGATCTACGTCTGCAAGAGTTGTATTTACTTTAGGACATTTAAGTAACTCAGCGGCTGTAACAGCGACTACAGAAAAATTTAAATGGGATCCAGTCATTATAAGGAATACAGCTTCTGCTGACGCAAATGAAACAAGTATAACTGGTAGGATTACAGTTCAATCGTTAAGTGGTCCTGCAGAATGGAATATCGACGCCTTGATGTTATCAGAAGGAACTCATCCACCGGCTTTTGTTGCTCCAGATGATGTTAGAAAAAGTGGACAAATTTATTGGGAAATAAGTGATTAATTATGGAAGCTAAAAATTTTACATTAAAAACATTAGTAAGGTTTAACACTAATGCTGGCAGTTATGATTACCAACCTTTTATAACCTTAATTAATAATGACTCTTTAACTGGTGGTAAGTTCATATCTGTTTATAGAGTAAGACGTTCAGAAAACGAAAGCGCTGATATCACTGGCATAATTACTAATGAAGAAGATAAAGACGGATATCTAAAATTGACTTTTGGAGATGGTTTTGGATTAACTTCTTTAACCGGAAGTAGAAGAATAAGAGCGAGAAGTGTAGTTCCTCCAGAGGGAAGTGATTTAACAATAAACTCTACTACTGGTGAGGGAAGAGAATATACAATATCACTAATATCTAATATTAATAATGATATTGATGTTGTTGTTGAAGATAACGGTTTATTAACAACAGATATTCAAGCTAATAATTTAAGTACAAGTGCTGAAACATACAATTATATAGGGTTGGGTGTACGACCAAGAGCTGAAACAATACCTCCGAATGGAACTACTGGACAAAGTTTAGTATTGCAATATTATTATAATGCGATGGAAGGTTCTGGAGACACATTTACAACTAGTGGGTTAACTGGTGTATATGATTGGTCTGGTAACTCTATAACAGCTAATATAATAGGTAAGGGTGCTGGAGATATGGCTAGTTTCGCTGGTGATAACAGTGTAAGTGGAACTGTCACTGGACATACATATGGTCCTATAGAAGGTGGTTTTAGAATTGATGGTAACACACATATAAAAACAATACCATCAGATTTATTTAGTACAAGAGATGAAACAACTAGTGGATTTACTTTAATGACCCATGTTAAGTTATTTGCTTCTGGTAACACTGATATTATCAGCATTACTGATGGAACTGATACTATGGGGTCTATTGGAGTAAGAGAAGGATCTTTTATATTTTCAAACGATAACGGTTCAGTTACAGCTGGAACTTTAACTGCAGTAGCACAAAATGCAGGTTCTGCAGATGCAAGAATATCTAGATGGGTACATTTAGCAGCTACTGTTGATGCTACTACAGGTTCAACATCTGGGACTAGATTATTTGTTAATGGAGAACCAACACTATTAACAGGTATACAAGAAACTGTTTCCGGTAGTTTTACTGCAATACCAGAATTCTCAGTTCCTGCAAATGCATATGGACTTATAGGAATTAATAAAGATGAAAGTAGTAATGGTTTAACAGGAGTTATTGGTTTAACTAGAATATTTAATAGGCCTTTAACTGAAGCTGAAATATTTGAAAACTTCATAACTAGCATTCCTTCAAATGTTGTTTGTAATGAAATTAATATAGCTTAATATTTTATATATATAATGAGAACTGGTATGAAAATAAATTATAGAATAAATAAAAAAGAACAAGTAGAAAATTTTAAGAAATATACTAAAGCTCATACTGATAGAAATGATAAGTATAATTCCAAAGGAAAACAAGCTCAGCATAGAAGTGATTATGTTACTTTAGAAAAAATTAAATCTATATATAATTATATAATTAATAATATAAAACTAGATCTTAGAAAAGAATTTATACATGATGATGATGCATTTAAATCAGTTAT